ATGTAATGGTTCTGGAGCCATTCCCGATACGCACCCAAAGAATCGAGTGGGTAGCACCACGCCTCCTGAGGGTTCGACTTCGACTGAGGGTGGCTGTCCGGATATCGGTGCGGAAACTTATTGCGATCCCCAAACCGTTCGTTGAAACCGTTCTCGTCCCAGAACTTCGACCAGTGGCGGCCGATGGAAATGTCGATGACGCTCTTTTCGTCGACGGGCGCTCCTGCCACGATCATTTCGTAAATCAGCGTTTCGGCCTCATTGAAGACGCTGAAGAAGCCCCGAGGGGCAGACTGATAGTTCAGTGCAAGACGCTCGTGCCATTTGTCGAAACGGTTTCTGCCGGTCGGGTCATACCCAACCTGCGAGTAGATCATCTCCCGCAGCTTCGTTCCCGCGAGGATCCGGAAATTGTCACGCGCTTCGGGCTGGCAATTCGCTCCGGCGTCGAATGCGTAGTACTCCAGAATGGCGAGGCAGACTTCAGCCGGATAGCAATAGTGCACCACGCCATTGTGCGGAACTTCGACATGCGCGGCCGGGAATTCGAGGCCAATCTTTGACAGGATTGCCTTGATCGACTGAATCCGCGGCTTTGGATCGGCCTCGTTCCATTGAGAACTGATGGTGCCGATATGCGCGTTCTGAACGCCGCAAAGCGCGGCAAGCCCGCGTTGGTTCAGGTAGGGTGTTCCATCCGACAACACCCCCATTCCGATTCCATTGATCTCGGCATCCTTCTCGATGCCCAAGTCGAGCACCCCCTGGCCGATTTCCTTCTGGTCGAATTTCACTGGTAACGTCTTGATCGTGCGCGGTTTCATAGTGATTTCCTTGCCGTCTAAGGGTGGCGGATGCCGCGCGTCATCCATTGACTTGCCGCTGATCGCGCACATCAGAACATAGTGGCAACATATCAGATGGGACGCCCTCCGTAAACGAGATGTTGTGCGAGGACTGGTTCGGGCGCTGATATGTAGTGACGCTGTCAATAGCTATTGCGTGCGTGAGACGATTTTCTGCGAGACACCGGATCCCAAGACAGATCGCGTCCAGGACGCTACAGATTCAATATACTCGGGAGAGGAGCGCGCAGGCAGAGGCCGCGTGGATGGCTTCCGGGGGCCAGGGAAGGGTCCAGCCGGGGTCCAATGGGCTAACCCATTGAATTCTTGGTTCCTTCCGGGCAATATTCGTATGCTGGCGGGCGAAGCGCGGCATTTCGCTAGCGTCAGAGCGATTTTTTTGGGAAGCCACCCCGCGTGGAAGCCACCCCTGAACCACAAATAACAACGCAATAACAATGGCTTGTCTGCTGGACTCCGAGGTGGATACCCTGGACTCCGGAGTCCAGTCGGAAGCCAGTGAAATCCAGCGTGGATTCCACATCCGGAGTCCAGCCCGCAAGCCACGCCCATCCTGCAACAGGAAAACCCGCATGACCCTCAGCTTCGCCCCGGAGCGCATCGAGCAATGGCCGCTCGCGCGCTTGCAGCCCTATGCCCGCAACGCCAAGACCCATGGTGCGGATCAGGTCGCCAGGATCGCCGCCAGCATGGCCGAGTTCGGCTGGACGGTGCCTTGCCTCGTGGCCGAGGACGGCGAGTTGATCGCGGGCCATGGCCGGGTGCTGGCGGCCACGCAGCTCGGGCTGACCGAAGCGCCGGTGATCGTGCTGGGCCATCTGACCGAGGCGCAGCGGCGGGCCTATCGCATCGCGGACAACCGGCTTGCCGACTCGCCTTTTGACGAGGCGCGGCTGTCGGCGGAATTGAACGACCTGCTGGCCGAGGGCTTCGACCTGTCACTGGTCGGCTTCTCCGACGGCGAGTTGGACAATCTGCTGGCCTATATGCCCGAGGGGGATGGCGAGCACGGCGGTGGCGCCAGCGTGCCGCCTGTGGTGATCCCGGAACCGCCGCGCAATCCGGCCTCGCAGACGGGCGATCTGTGGATCCTCGGTGATCATCGTCTGCTGTGCGGTGACAGCACCAGCGCGGCCGACGTGCGCCGCCTGATGAACGGCGAGCGGGCAATCCTGTTCGCGACCGACCCGCCGTATCTGGTGGACTATGACGGCTCGAACCATCCGACCCGCAACAAGGACTGGTCCGCGTCCTATGGCACGACCTGGGACGACAGTTCGCAGGGGGCCGAGCTTTACGACGGCTTCATCGCAGCCGCCGTGGCGGAAGCCATCGCCGAAAATGCCGCCTGGTATTGCTGGCACGCGTCCCGCCGCCAGGCGATGCTGGAGGCGTGCTGGGAAAAGGCCGCGGCCTTCGTGCATCAGCAGATCATCTGGGTGAAGGACCGCGGGGTTCTGACCCGGTCGCATTACCTGTGGAAGCATGAGCCCTGCTTCATGGGCTGGCGCCGCCCGAACCGTCCGCCGAAGGTGGCGGAAGAGACTCTGCCATCGACATGGGCGTTGCCCAGCTTCGCCAAGGACGAGCGACCCGATCACCCTACGCCGAAACCGCTCGACGCGTTCGGGATCCCGATGCGCCAGCATGTTGCGCGCGGCGGGCTTTGCTACGAGCCGTTCTGCGGTTCGGGTTCGCAGATCATGGCGGGCGAAGCCAACGTGCGGCGCGTCTTCGCGATGGAGATCAGCCCGGCCTACATCGACGTCGCCGTCGAGCGCTGGCAGGCGGACACGGGGCGCGAGGCAATCCTGGACGGCGACGGCCGGACCTTCGCGCAGGTGAAGGCCGAGCGGTTGGACGGAACGGCCGCTGCCGCCTGATGGCCGTCTATTACAACGATGCAGACCCCGCAGTCTGCGCCTGGCTGCGGGAGTTGATCGTCGCCGGGCAGCTGCCGGATGGTATGGTGGACGGGCGGTCCATCCTCGATGTCGCCCCCGACGACCTGCGGGGCTTCACGCAATGCCATTTCTTCGCCGGGATCGGCGGCTGGCCCTACGCGCTGCGCCTCGCAGGCGTGGCGGAGGATTTGTCCGTCTGGACCGGCTCGCCGCCCTGCCAGCCCTTCAGCCAGGCCGGGCAGCGCAAGGGACAGCACGATGACCGCCATCTCGCGCCCGCTTTCCTGCGCCTCGTTGCCGCCTGCCGCCCCGGTCTCGTCTTCGGCGAGCAGGTCGCCAGCGCGGCGGTGCTCGGACCAGTTGGCGGCGCGGCTCGAACGGCAACTCAGGACGCGGCTGGCTGGGCGTGGTTCGACGCTCTGGCGGATGCGCTGGAAGCTGCATCTTACGCCGTCGCTGCGGCCGATCTGCCGGCTGCGGGCATTGGCGCCCCGCACATCCGACAGCGGCTGTTCTTCGGCGCCGTCGCCTTGGACGCACGTTCAGGTGGGCTGGGCGACAGCCTCGGCGCGGGACCACAAGGACGGATCGGAATGCCGGGCGGTTCCGATCAACGCGCTGCTCGGCCGACAGGTCTGGCTGGCGGGCTGGCCGACGGCGATGGCGGGCTCGCCCGCCACGGACCGATACAACGCGGCTGGCAACACCGACGCGAGCCGCCGGACGGTGAAGCTGGTGGACTGGTCGAGTGCACCGACCCCGCCGGGACCGGCCCGACGCACGGCGTCTGGCGAGATCCGGACTGGCTCCTTTGCCGCGATGGCCGCTGGCGACCGGTTGAGCCCGGAACATTCCCGCTGGCTGATGGGATACCCGGCCGAATGGGGCTCCTGCGGGGCTACGGCAATGCGATCGTGCCGCCGCTCGCGGCGGAGTTCGTGAGGGCGTTTCTGGAGAGCCGGCGATGAGGCAGGGCCGGATCATGTCGATGGTCGAGGCCGCGACGAACGTCGTCGTCGGCTACGTTCTGGCCATCGCCACGCAGATCGTCGTGTTCCCGTGGTTCGGGATCGAGACGGGACCCGCGGAGCACATGACCATCGGACTCGCCTTCGTCGGCGTGTCGTTGGCGCGGGGTTACCTGCTGCGACGACTGTTCGAGCGTTGGCGATAGCGCCGGGCGTCACACATCGGCGGGCTCGACTGCCGTGATGTAGGCGCGGCCTGCATTCCACGAACCCTCATCAAGGGTCCAGAAGGCGTCCTCCAAGTCGGCCAGCGCCACGAAGGCGACGGCTTGCGCCGCCTCCGGGGACAGTGCCTCGACGGTCACGCAGGGGCTTTCGGTGACGGCACGGGTGAACTTGACCCTGAACCGCGGCATCAGACGGCGTCCTCGATGCGGTAGCAGCGCCCTCTTCCTTCGACTTTCTCGGAGGTGACGGTCAGACCGAGCTTTTTCTTTAGCGCGCCGGCAAGCGCACCCCTCACCGTGTGCGGTCTCCAGTCCAAGGCCGCGACCATCTCGTCGATGGTCGCGCCGCCCTCGGCGCGGAGCATCTCGATGAGCCGCGCCTGCTTGGTGCCCGCGCGCGTTGTGCGCGCCTTGGGCGCGGTGTCGGGTTCGGCGGGGGTGTCGGGCGCGGCTTCCACTGTCAGCGCGTCCGTCGCGCCCGCAGGCGCGGGGTTCGCGTCCTCGGTCTCGATCCCGATGGCCGCGAGGCCTGCGTCGGTGGCGATCAGCGTGACGCCGTGGCCGTCGCCGGTCTCGCGCCAGACGGGCTCGCCCTTGCGCATGTCCGCGTCGACCTCCTCGAGGAAGCCCTTGGCGAGCATCGCGCCGACCACCTTGGCGGCGGCGCCGCCGCGCAGGTTGCCGGGCAGCGGCAGGGCGATGCGGTCGTCGCGCTGTGCGGCAGAGCTGAGGATGATGGCTTGGGTATCGGAAAGCTTGATCATGGGGTCGTCTCCGTATTCGGGGCCGCGACATGCGGCGCCTTCTACGACCCCGAGCCGCGCAGGGCGCGCGGCGGGAGTTCCGGCAGCGCCGGAGATCAGAGGGCGTGCTCGCCCTCGCCGAAGGCGCTGTCGGTGATGCGCTTCAGGAGGCTGGCGTAGTGTTCGAGGGTGCCGACCATCGCCCAGCCCGCCTCGTCGGGGAGGCAGTTGAAATGGTCGTCGCTAAGCGCCTGCAGGCGGGCGAGCATCTCGTCGATCTCGGCCTTCTTGCCGACGAAGGCCGCGAGCGCGGCTTCCTTGCTCCGGCGCGCGTTCTCGGCGCGGGCCTCAAAGCGCGGGGTGGTGATCGGGTTCAGGCGGGTGGTCATCGTGGTGGCTCCGTGGTGAGTTGCATCGTCCTTCTGGAGACACGTTCCCTCTGTCCGCCGTGCTTATCAACTCGATAAGCACATGATCTGTAATGATAATCGGAGCCGTCGATGCAGGGCATGAGCGAGCGCCAGTACGCCGCGCATGTCGGCCTGTCGCGGGGCGCGATCCAGAAAGCCAAGACGACCGAGCGGTTGGTTCTGTTCGCGGATGGCAGCATCGATGCCCGGGCCAGTCATGTGCGCCGGGCTGAAACGACCGACCCGTCGAAGACGAGGAAGCCGCCGGAGCCGAAGCTCAAGCCCGTGCCCAAGGCGGCCGTTGCTGCTGTCGGCGATACGCTGCGCGAACAGGGTCTGGCGGTGCCAGCCGTTGGCGGCGGTACCACTTACCTCCAGGCGAAAACCGCCAACGAGGTGCTGAAAGCGCAGGAGCGGCGCATCCGACTGCAGAAGCTGAAGGGGGAGTTGATCGAGCGGGCCCGGGCGCTGTCGCTGGTGTTTCGCCTTGCGCGCGAAGTGCGGGACGCATGGGTGAACTGGCCCGCGCGGTCGTCGGCATTGATGGCGGCGGAACTGGGCGTGGAACCGGCCGCGATGCAGAAGGCCTTGGAAAAACATGTACGCGCCCACCTCGACGAACTTGCCGAGGTCCGGCCCGATTTCCGGTGAAACTGGCGACGACCTGACGGATTTCGACGGCGCGACAGAAATCCTGCGCACTTGGGCCGCGGGGCTGACGCCCGATCCGGACCTGACTGTGTCGCAATGGGCGGATCGGCATCGGATGCTGTCGGGTCGCGCATCGGCAGAACCGGGGCGCTATCGGACGGCGCGTACACCTTACATGCGCGAGATCATGGACCGTCTGTCGCCGGGCGACGTGATGCAGCGGATCGTGTTCATGAAGGCGGCGCAGGTCGGCGCGACCGAGGCAGGCAACAACTGGATCGGCTTTGCCATCCACCAGGCGCCGGGGCCGATGCTCGCCGTCCAGCCGACCGTGGAACTGGCCAAGCGCAATTCGCGCCAGCGGATCGATCCGCTGATCGAAGAAAGCGCCGCCCTGCGTGAACGGGTCAAACCGGCGCGATCGCGCGACGCGGGCAACACGATGCTGTCCAAGGAATTCGCGGGCGGCATCCTGATCATGACCGGGGCGAACTCGGCGGTCGGGCTGCGCTCGACCCCGGCGCGCTACATCTTCCTCGACGAGGTCGATGCCTATCCCGCCTCGGCCGACGAGGAAGGCGATCCGGTGACGCTGGCGGAAGCGCGGTCACTGACCTTCGCGCATCGGCGCAAGGTCTTCCTGGTCTCGACCCCGACGATCCGGGGGCTTAGCCGGATCGAGCGGGAATATGAGGCATCCGACCAGCGCCGGTTCTTCGTGCCGTGCCCGCATTGCGGTCACGCGCAATGGCTGAAATTCGACCGGCTGCGCTGGCAAAAGGGCAAGCCGGAAACGGCAGAATATCGCTGCGAAGGCTGTGACCAGCCCATCGGCGAACACAACAAGACGGCGATGCTGGAGAGCGGCGAATGGCGGGCGACGGCCGTTGCCGCCGACCCGACCACGGTCGGGTATCACCTCTCGGCGCTTTATTCGCCGATCGGCTGGTTGAGTTGGGAGCGGATCGTGCGGTCATGGGAAGCAGCCCAAGGATCGGACGAGGCGATCAAGGCGTTCCGCAACACGATCCTTGGCGAAACTTGGGTCGAAACCGGGGAAGCCCCCGACTGGCAGCGGCTCTACGACCGGCGCGAGCGCTGGACATCCGGCACCGTGCCAGCGGGCGGGCTGTTCCTGACCGCCGGGGCCGACGTGCAGAAGGATCGGATCGAGGTCGATGTCTGGGCCTGGGGTCGAGGACTGGAAAGCTGGCTGGTCGATCACATCGTGATCGAGGGCGGGCCCGACCGGCATGACGCCTGGTCGGAACTGACCTCGCTGCTGGACCGCTCCTGGCCGCATGAACGCGGGGCGCATCTGCGGATCGCGCGGCTCGCCATCGACACAGGTTATGAGGCCCCGGCGGTCTATTCCTGGTCGCGGGCGCAGGGGTTTGGACAGGTGTCGCCGGTCAAGGGTGTCGAGGGGTTCAACCGCTCCAGCCCCGTCTCGGGTCCGACCTTTGTCGACGCGACCGAGGGCGGCAAACGCCTCCGGCGCGGCGCGCGGCTCTGGACGGTGGCGGTGTCGACCTTCAAGGCCGAAACCTACCGCTTCCTGCGGCTGGAACGTCCCACCGAGGAGGACATGGCCGAAGGCGTGCAGCATCCGCCGGGCACCGTGCATCTGCCCGACTGGGTGGAAAGCGAATGGCTGAAGCAACTGGTGGCCGAGGAACTGGTCACCGTGCGCACCAAGCGCGGCTTTGCCCGGCTGGAATGGCAGAAGCTGCGCGAGCGCAATGAAGCGCTGGACTGCCGCGTCTACGCCCGCGCCGCCGCTTGGATCGTCGGTGCTGACCGCTGGTCCGAGGCCCGCTGGGCCGATCTGGAGGCGCAGGTGGCGGGGGATTGCAAGGACGATGGGGCGAGCGAAAAAGCTGCCGCCGGATCAATCCGTGCGGTTCGTAGTCCCGCGCGGCGCAGGTCTGTGGCGTCGAATTACATGCGGTGATCAGAAGCATGGCCTTGCGCCGACAGGGCCAATTGTCGGCGCAAGGGGCGGTCACGCTTCAGATACCACTCGCGGCTCATAGCATCCGTTCGCGACGGCAGGCGCTCGGCATAGATCAGGCACCAAGCTAGGCCGCGTGTCGACTTAGCACCGGTGCCCGAATTGTGCTGGGCCAGGCGGCGTTCGAGATCGAGCGTCCAGCCGACATAGGTGCGATAGCCGCCCGGGGCGTCGCAGGCGAGGACATAGACGAACCCGGTCATTGGGTTACGGCGCGCAGATTAACCTGCCAGCGTGCGCTGGACGATCTTCGGATCGGCGGCAATCAGCGCCAGCAGCACGCGGGCAGGACCTTCGGGGTTCCGTCTGCGGTGCTCCCAATTGAGGAGTGTGGCTTTCTTCACGCCGATGCTGCGAGCAAAATCAGCCTGCGACAACCCGGTCTGCGCCCGGATCGCCTGAACGTCCGGATCGGGAATCTCGATCTCGTGGATGATGCCCGAGGTCTCGCCGCGCACGTGGGCAAGGG